TTGTTGAGATACAACGTCGCGTACTCGATCGTGTCAATGTAGCGCACATTCGCACGGTTAAAGAAGGTGACGGGTGTCGCCGCCTGAATGTACTTTGTCGTGTAGCCATAGGCATATCGCGAGTCGTAATAATTGTTCGCCTGTGTTTCGTACAGCTGATTCCGGACGAACCAGACCATCATCGTCACTGGGTAGTTGGCAGTCAGGTTGAGCCGCGTCAGACCATTCTGATACGGCTGAACCGCCTCAGACCAAACGCGCGGCACCTTGAACTGAAGCTTGGTGTTTTGGTAGTACAGACGCTCTTCGGGTGAAAGAACAATCTCCTCGACGAGGAGTCGCGGTGCACCGATATCGATCGTTCGGCCGTCGACGTCGGTCGTTGCATTTGTGATCCAGGCGGTCGTGTTGAATGTGAACCGGACAGTGATGGTCGAGCGCGTCACGGCGCACATGGGGAAGAACGGCTTCTCGAGTCGCTCCTTCACCTCGTCGCTGTGCGTATGGCGTCTGCAAAAGAAGAATTCGAGCGGAATGATGAGATTAATCGGCGTAGTTCCTGGAACGTTCGTGCCCTCGGCGTAACCACCACTGACCGCCTTGTACATGGCGTTACGTTCGTCGGCATCCAGAAACAGTTGATCGCGAATGACGTACCAGTCATCCGTGATTGTTTCGTATGGTAGGCCATCCACCAGAAACTCAATCTTGCTAAAGAGGGCTCGACCGACGAGCTCGCTGTACGAGTAGCCACTCGGAAGAGCTGGCAGCGTACACTGAACGTACATGTTTGCGATGAGATCACCCATCTGTCTCGGAAAGAGATCAACCTGTGTGACCGACCCGAGGAACGTCCGACCAGTCTGTTTGATCGGAAGACTCAGACGCTGAGTCATTGCAAATTGCGTGTGCTGCTTAAACTTGGGAAGCCACCTCGACTGACCACCAAAGAGGTACTTTTCCTGTGCACCGACCGCTGCCATGGACAGGAGAGCACCAGTCCCTGCGCCGCGCTCGACGAACGTCTTGAGCTCGTTCAGACCCTCAGACGTTGCGACGTTCGAGTTGAGCTCACGAAGGTCTGCAAATTCACCCTGAATCTTTGATGCGTCGTACGCCCGTGGATCATAAAGACCGAACGTAGTGGTTGCATTGGAAAAGACGTTTGGCACGTACGATGCCGACATTTGGTTGAGCGTCAGGCGCATGATCGAACTCGGTGCCTGGATGGCATTTGGCATGTCGGACACAACCACGGCGTTGGAGACGTACGGGAACGAAATCGAGGGCGTTCCGGGGTTGATCACCACATCACCGTAGACGTTGGACGTAAACTGGGTGATTGTCACGTTGCCCGAAATGCCCGTCAGACCCGTCACCGTCCAGCCTGGTCCGATGGTCACTCCTTGCGTCGGCTCGGTCAGGTACACCATAAAGGACCCATCCTCGATCATCGACGGGCCGTAAAACCCGAGGACGCTTATGCTCTGCGTAACAGTCTGAGTGACTGGCGTCACGATCGGCGCCGCGACGGTCGGTGTGAGCAATTTACCGGTTCGAAGATTGATCGTCGTCGAAAACGTGTACAGTGCGTCGGCGACATCCTGTTTTGACTGCGCGGTCGCAATCGTATCTGTAAACACCTGCGCAGCCGCACGCGTATCGGCGTTGAGCGGTGCACTTTGAAGATACATCACGGCGGCGCTGTGAATGTTGGACACGGAGACGGTGTCGTCCGCGATGAGCTCCAAGATGTTCCCTTGGAGGTCCATAACTACAACGTACGCAGATTTTGTTTCCATAGGTCGGACACGGTCGTCGTCTCGAGCGTCGCGTACGCCTCACGGTACTCTTTGACGCGTGCGACGAGCCGTTCCACTTCCTCTCTGGTGTACTCGTACGTCTTTGTGTTCAGCAGCTCTTTCGGGTATCCCTTGTCAGCCATGGTTGCCTCGAGGGTTTCGCGAGCCACTTTGAAGACGACGAGTCGACCCTCGATGACGTCACGCACAAACTTGGCTTTGAGCGTCAGCGTTTCACACTCGGCCGCCATGCGCTTGAGCAGGTACGCCTTGCGCTTCGCGTAGATGCGCATGCGCGTTTCGAGATAGTCGCACAGAATCTCCTCCGGGCTCGCATACTTTTTGATCCCCTTTGGCGTGATGAGGTACATGTTCGACGTGTGGATCGTCTTTGCAATCTCGGGCGCCTCTTCGCACCACACCTTGAAATCCGGTTGCGTCTCCGTCGAGTGATTCTCGTACTTTTGGACCACCCCCTTTTCGACGAGATCATCCAGGTGCTCCTTGACATCCTGGATCCACTTCCCGGGTGGCAAGTCCGTGATGCGCCACGCCGATCCCTCCTTTGTGACGACGCCACTGAGAACCCACGCGTGCTCACCCTTTTTTGTGACTGTACCTGTAAACCCCTTGAAGTATGGTACCATCGGCACCATATGCTTCCCATCGAGCGCGTGTCGAATGTTCGTCACGAGGTCCTCGAGCTTGTACGGCGGGACGTACGACGAAAAGCCCGTGCCGATCCCCTCGGCGCCATTCACAAGCACCATCGGCACGATCGGCGCATACCACTCCGGCTCCACCTTTTGGCCATCCTCCTCGTTGTACTTGAGCACGGCGTCATCATCTGCACAAAAGATCTTACGTGTCTGGGGCGCCAAACGCGTGAAGATGTACCTGGACGAGGCAGCATCCTTACCACCCATGAGTCGCGTACCAAACTGGCCACTCGGTTCGAGCAGGTTCAGATTGTTCGACCCGACAAAGTTTTGCGCCAGACCCACGATCGTCCCCTGCAAAGACGCCTCGCCGTGATGGTACGCCGTGTGTTCGGCGACGTAGCCGGCGAGTTGAGCCACCTTCATGTCCGAAGTCAGACCCCGCTTCAGACACGCGTAAATCACCTTGCGCTGACTCGGCTTGAGTCCATCCATCAGGTGGGGAATGCTCCGATGGATATCCTCGGCCGAAAAGTTGGCCAGGTCCTTGTGAACAAAGTCAGTCACGGTCAGTTGCTTGACCGTCCCGTACTCGACACCCGATGGCGGCTTGGCCATGTGACCGACCAGCCATTCTTTGCGTGCATCAGCCATCGGCTTGGCAAACGCGAGCGTCATCGACTTGTCCGTCTCGGCATCACCGTCAAACTTGACCGTCAGACGATCGATCATCTTGAAGTACTCGCGAGCCTCGACGCTCGTGCTCGTGCCCAGACCCTTGTAGTACTTGACATTGTTCGACCGATTCCCGCTCGCCGCGTACGCCGCCTCGGTGAAGAACCAATCCTTGCCCGCCTTGATCACCGGTGTCACCATCGCCACGACAAAGCCCAACTGGATGAGCCCCGGCCAAAAGTGGTGAATCATGTTCAGAACCAGACCCTTGATGTGACTCCCGTCCAGATCAGCATCCGTCATGATCATCAAACGGCCGTATCGAAGTTCTCGCACAGAAGTATACGTCTTGCCATGTTGAAGCCCAAGTATCTTTTTGAGGTTGGAAAACTCCTCATTATCGGTCAGCTGCTTGACACTTGCATCACGCACGTTCCGAGGCTTGCCGCGCAACGGAAAAACACCGTAGGCGTTACGTCCAACGACGCTGAGGCCAGCAACCGCGAGCGTTTTAGCCGAATCGCCCTCAGTGACGATCAGCGTACACTCATGGGATTTGTGCGTACCGGCCCAGTTGGCGTCGTCCAGCTTTGGAATTCCCAGGATTCGTGATTTCTTGGCACCGTCCGTCTTTTTGAGCTCCTTTTCATTCTTGGCGAGTTGGAGTGCCGACACGTCATCTGCAAGGCCGCACGCCATCACCGCCTTGATGCTCGCCGGCTTGAACGTATAGTCGGTCGTGTCCTTGGTCGTGCACTCCGTCTTGGTCTGGCTCGAGAATGTGGGACGATCGCGCACGGCACGCATGAAGACAAAGAGGGACGCCTTGATTTGCGCCGGCCGAATCTCCTTGATGGGCAGGGCTGCGACCAGCTGATTGACGAACCGATCGATATGCGTCCCGCCTTGGGTCGTCGCAATGCCATTGACGTACGACACCTGCTCAAACTTGCCCGTGTCGGTGTGCACCACGACAATGTCACTGCCGAGAGACACCGTCGCACCTGTGACATGCATCTTGGCATACGCCTCGAGTGATGGCACGTCGATCCGCGCACCGTTCAAGTAGACGTGCGCCTTGGGGCAACACATGGCGGCATCCCACGTCCGACGTGCAATGACCGTCTTCAGCGCCTCGACGTGCTTCCCTCCAAACTTCGACCAATCCGGTACAAACTCAATCTCGACACCGGACGGGCCCTTGAAATCCTTGATCACCGGCTGTGACACGGCCGCCATGTTGTTCGACCATGTCTGGATGTACTTCTTACCTCCCGACACGACCGTCACGACAAAGTCCTTCGAAAAGACGTTGGTGAGCTTGGCGCCATAGCCGTTTCGACCACCGGTCGTACGCTCTTTGCTGTCGTCATAGTTGGAGGACGTGAGCAGGTGGCCGAAAATGAGCTCGGGGATCCACACCTGCTCCTTCTCGTGCTTCCGGATCGGGATACCGTCACCGTTGTTTCGGATCGTGATCGATGCGTCGTTGAACGTGACGTCGATCCGCGACACCTTCTTGGGGTGTAAGGTGTGCTGATCGATCGCATTCACCAGAATCTCGTCAAAAATCTTGACAAGCCCCGGTGCAATCGTCACGTGCGTGCGCTCAAACCGTTCGCCGTTCAGTTTCCATGTATCTACCACATCAGGGACGACCGACCCGATGTACGAGTCGGGGCGCCGCAAGATGTGCTCGACGTGCGTGAGCTTTTCGTACTCCATTTACTGAGAGGGAGCTCAAGTTTTTAACCCTTCAGCAGCGTTTGGATCTGCGCTGGGCTTTTACCTTTGAGATGGCTGGCGAGCGCCTTACACGTCTGGTTGAGCATCTCTGGCATGTCGAGATAGTCAGCCGCGTGCGCCATACGCCATAGAGTGTCCCACGGCTCGTCGATCGGGCCTTCACCGGGCATTTCCTGCCAATACTTCAATTTGCCGAGCGTCGTGGAGTCGACGTTCGGCAAAGGGATGGGGCCTTCGAGACCCTCTAGGGGAATGAGCACGTGGCTCCAGTTGGCGTCAAACTCGCACTCGACGCAGTCGGAGGTATAGACTCGCATTTTACTTGGTAAACGAGCGCGGGATCGCTCTAGGTAGAATTCGCTTGTGAGACCGATCGGTGTTGTACCCGCATCCACATTTGCACGCCTCCTTGTAGTCGGGGTGGTACGTGACTTTGCCGTCCGCTCCGATTACTTTCATGGTCGTGTGTACTTCCATCCGGCGATCTATGCCCGTACGTTGATTCTTAAAATGAGTGAACCCGTATCCGGGGTACCACATCATATGAAAACGACCGATCCGACGTTCGAACCCAAACGGACTTACAGACCATGGAATCAGCGTAATGTTCGGGATCGTGATGGGCCGCGGCGGTACGTCGAGACCCGCCTTGGCCATCGCGAGCCGCGTGTCAATATCGGCTACATGGGCTATGTGAGCCACAATAGACATGGTGTACATGGGTGGTTACTTTCTATACCGGCAAATTGTACCGTATTTTACCATTTACAACCTCAAAGAAGCCTTTGCCCTGACGGTAGTAGACCCGTTTATTCACCACCTTGCCGTTTTGCTTGGTCGTAACAAAAACTTGTGGTTGCATACCTGTCCGTACTCTCGGAGAATGGTTGCGTTTAGGGCTCGCAGCGTTCTTGCGTTTAGGGCTCGCAGCGTTCTTGCGTTTAGGGCTCTCAGCGTTCTTGCGACGAGCCGCCGCCATTGCCGCCGTGGCCGCTTTAACAGCATTCTTAAGTTCTCGCTCTGTATTCGCCATTTCACGTGCACGTTTTTCGCGTGCAGCCAGTGCAGCATTCAGCTTCGCCTTCGCATTTGCTTGCCGACGCTTTCGCTCGGCGTTGGTAATAGGTGGTAGAGACAACGCGAGTGCTGTTAAGTTTTTCAGGGGATCGCCGCGCATTTATGTTCTCCAAATATTTTTTTCAAATGGTCATGATCGGGTAGCCGAGCTCTTCATTCTTGACGCGAAACTCGTGCGTCCTGCCATCAAATACCAGCTTTGAAATCTTGTTCCACTTTTTGTGGCCGCACATATCCTTGCGCAGGATACAGTTTTCGTAAATGACGCGGCCGTCTCGCTCGGCCCACATATTCTTATAGTAAAAGCTCGGCGTCCGGCCCTTCATGTGATGATGGGCACAGAAGAGCGCATCAAACAACTCGTCGCCATACCTTGGATCATCGATCGACTGATTGAGATTGGCCCGCCAAATGTCATAGGCGCGTCGCACATGTCTATCATCCGAAGTACGCGCGAGGTCAAACAGAACGGTCCTACTCTCATTCCAGAGATCAAGCCGTGAGATGTTAGGCTGCTCGATGCGCTGCTGAAAGTACGTCATGGGGTCAATGCCGGTGCTCACTGAAATCTCCATGCGGTACCGACGCGCCAATTTTTTATGTCATCTTAACAACAGCCGCTCCTGCATAGAAATGAGCGCCCGTGTCATATCGTACACGCAGACTCCCGATGGAAAGACGCTCCTCGAACAGATTGCATACGTCGCACGCGTATCAAACCCCGAGAATCAGGAATCAAACGAAACGGCTGAACGGCTTGTTCGATACTTGATGCGCAACAAGCACTGGTCCCCGTTCGAGATGGTCAATGTGTGCATCGAAGTTAACACGACCCGCGACATTGCCCGCCAGTTTCTTCGTCACCGATCATTCTCGTTCCAGGAATTTAGTCAGCGGTATGCCGTCGTACCGGATGCACCAGTCGTGCGTGATGCGCGCCTACAGGACACCAATAATCGTCAGAACAGCATCGAGACTGACAATGCCGTCCTCATGGCGTCATGGAACGAGCGTCAGGCACGAGTGACCGAGGCGGCACGTGAGGCGTACGACTGGGCAATCGAGCGTGGTATCGCCAAGGAACAGGCGCGCGCGGTACTTCCAGAGGGACTCACACCGACTCGTATGTACGTCAATGGCACAGTACGGTCCTGGATCCACTACCTCGAACTTCGCCTCGGGAACGGCACTCAGAAGGAACATCGTGAAGTTGCACATGCATGTGCATGTGCACTTCGTGAAATCTTCCCATGCGTCCCAGACGCTGTGTGATTTTGTCACATAAAAGCAGACATGAAGATTTGTCCGACGACGTTCGGCCCGTACTTCTGGAGCGTCATCCACATGACGGCACTCAGTGCCAGCGAAGGGATCAGTCCCGAAAAAAAGGAGGCTTACGTCCGCTTCTTCGAAGCCATGCCTGACGTGCTTCCGTGCTCGATGTGCGGCAAGCACCTCAAGGATAACCTTCAGCTCCTGCCGGTCGACACGGACGACATGTTCCGTTGGTCGGTCGATCTCCACAACTTGGTCAATTCGCAGCTCAACAAACCCGAGGTGCCTTACGAAAAGGCGTATCGGTATTGGTCAGCTCGGTGTGCACGTGGCCCCGACGACAAGCAGCGCACGGTGCTCATTGCGTGCGCTGTCGTATTGATTCTCATGGCGGTCGTCTATCTGCTGAAGCAGTGACACCGCCCTTCATCGGGCTCTTCAATGAGCTCGTCCCATATGTGCTC